ACCAAACAATGAGTCATAAGCATCTACAGTATCACCGTAGTTTGCTTTTAACTCTGTCATAGCTTGGTCGTACAATGGCATAGAGCTGTAACCTTTCATACCGTTAGCGTACGTAGTTGGAGTTGGCATACCAGCCATCGCATCTGTAGGTGCTAGTAAACCAAAAGCCGAAGCAGTATTTGCATTGTTTTGAAATGCCGCTTCTTGATTTGGATTGAATGCCGCTACTTGTGCGCCATAATAAGGCATGTACTCAATTTGTTGCAAAGCTTCTGCACGTTGCAGATTTCTATCTGCTGGCGCTCTTACCCATTCAGGAACTGTTGTCTCTGTTGTTTTAGTTCTACCGCCACCTTTTCCGCCACCACCACTCATGTCAAAACTCCTTCCCTAATATTGTAAGTTGTTCTTTCCATCCCTTAGCTTCAAGAACACGTTTCCATCCTTTCCTACCGGCTACTGACATTCCATCACAGCCTTGTAGTTTTCCCCATGCCATTGCGTCATCATGCATGTCTGTAATTTGTTTAATTCCGTAGCCTTTATCTCCACCGGCTAAGAATACGTGTAGCACTTTCTTATTAGGATACACGATAATCTCTGTAACTGCACATCCGTTTGACCCCATCCACAACTGCATGTGACCACTTAACACACCATCTACTATGTCTTTAAAGTCATGCGTATCTCCACCTTTATTAAGTGCAGACTGTATCCAATTCTTTCCAGCCATAAGTTGTTCTTGTATATTCATGGGTCGTATTTTAATTTTACCCAAACACCATTCTTCGATACTACTACTGCATTTTGAGCTTCATCCCACATTAATATTCCATCCTCTGTAGCTTTTGCTTCAGCATCATAATATTGTAGTTTGTTGCGTGTAGACGTCAGAAAATAATTTAATCGTTCTGCCCAAGATTTCCAGTTAGAGCCTAATGGTGGTGGTGGATTTGCAATACTCATCGTCTACCTCCGGGGTTTGCATCTATTCTCATAATTCCTGAGCGCCAGTTATCATTACCTACGCCTTGTATTTTAACCCTAACTTGTCTGCCTGTAAATCTAACATCTGTTGGATTAGACAAAGTAAATGCACCATGTATTGTTTCTGTGTCATTAGGATGAAATCTTGTTTTAAATGTAACTGCAACTTGACCTTGTGTTTTTTCATCAGGTATTAATTGATTAACTTTCATAATAGAATCACCATTACCAAGAGTAATAGAACCTGATTCAGCATATGGTTTAGTTGACCCTGTATGCGTGTATCCTGTTTCTTGATTGTAAAGATTACCACTAGCATCTGCCCAAATTGGATTTGTAAATATTCCTATGTCTACTCCAGCAGTTCTGCTTAATTCACCAGTTGCCCAATGCCCTTCTTTATAATCAAGTGTGACGTATCTATCGTTTTCTGTAGAACTAGCTGAAGGATAGAACCACCATATCTCACCAAACTGTGAATTGTGAACTGCATATACTTTACTTACTTGTGCTGGGTTCATATCATCAAATATATAATCAGCTACCTCACATGGTATTTCTTTAGCGGTTGAGCCATCAAAAGTAAAGAAACCTTTTTTACCCATCCAAAAAGCGCCTTCATCAATTGCTACAGCACCTTTTCTTGATGCAACACCACAAGCTGTACCAACTCTTTGAAAGCCATATACAAATGGCGCTCCTGAGTACGTAGCTATATGTGCATCAGTATCAGTTAATATAAGCGTAGCACCTCTCATTCTTACGCCGCACATAATTTGACCAGTAGTTTGTAGCTCCATGTCACCAGCTTCATTTGTAGCTGTAGCATTCCATACAGTATTATTTTCTTTATCAGACCAAGCGACCTTACGTGGATTGCCACCAGCACCAAGACAAAATACAAAACGTTCTTCTGTAACTACCATTGCATTGTTTCCTGTTGGAGCATTAGCAACTGTAGCGGCTTTGGCATTAACATTACCTTGCCACTCTAATAATTTTCCATCAGTCGATGATACTGCGAGAAGATATTCTCCCCATGTATCTAATGACCACGTTGTAGCTTCAGCATAAACACCTGAGTTTGCTGGCGTACGTCCATAATTATTTAAGCCATAAAAGCCACCACCGAATCCTGTATTTAGCGCACCACTTACTGAGCCTGAAGTAAAGCCTGAAGATGGAGTTATGTCAGTTACTGTTAGTGAGGGGTTCACATAATATAATTTTTCATAAGTTCCAGCTACTAAATGTTCATCACTTGAGTTGTCTAAATAAGCAATCATGGCTCTTGGTGCATACGAAAAAGCACTAGCCTTTCTAGTTGTCCAACCACCTACTGGTCGCATAGAGCCATCGTGCCATCTAACTAAACTAGCTTCACGCCATCTGTTGGATGATTCAAACACAGTTCCGTTTGCATGAACTCCCGGTGGTATTTGTAGTGGTATCATTGCCATAATTTTATGCCGCTATTTGCGTCCAAGTATTAGTGTCGTTAACAATTACTTCCCATTTTTCTCTACCAATTGTTGCAACACCTGAAGTTGATGATACAGCACCAGTATCCTCTCTTACTCTGATTACTGTTGTAAATGCTGTGGTAGAGGTAGATGACATTTGTGCGGTTGAGATATATACAGCTTCTGCTCTAGCAGTAACAGAAGAAGTTGCTGTCATACCACCTACAGGCTGGTCTATTTGTTCTCCACTAGCTGATGCTGAAGAAGAAGCACTACTAACAGCAGAAGCTAAATTAACTTTAGCACCAACACACGATGTACCTACAGAAGTGGCAGATACAATTGTTTGTAAATCTTCTGCGTCATATCGTTGTGTACCGTATAGTCCTGAACCATAAGCATATTTATCTGAGCTTTCTAGGAAGAACTTTATAGCCGCACCAGTTAAAGAACCAGCCGCAGTTACTGTTGCTGAATCAGTCCATGTACACGTTGCATTAGATAAAGCTGACGAGATTGAAGGTGATACAGCACTTCCTTCTCTAACCCTTAATGTTGTAGCTGGTAGATTAGGTATGACAGAGTTAGTAATAGACTCACATTCAGTATCTCTTCGCATTCCACCAATTGCCGCAATACTTGCAGTTGCAGATACTGTTGCACTAGCAGTACGTACTCGCTCTTGTACTACATTAGCAATAGAAGATGTTGCAGATACAATGGTCTGTAAGTCTGCATCACCAGCAAAGACATTTCTTCCCCACAAACCTGAACCGTAAGTGTATCGGTCAGACTCTTCAAGTATTATCTTTTCGCCACTACACGTAACACTAGACGTAGCAGTTATAGTTACCACACCAGCACCAACAGCTACTACCCAGTTTACAGCACCAGCACCTGATGTGGCTGTAAGTGCGGCTGAAGCATCTTTTACATCACCGCTACTACTACCCCAAGTACGTAAGCCATAATACGAATCACCGTATACAAAAGCCATACGTTACAACTGTATTAGTTGAGCGTTATGTCTAAGTCACCTGATGGTACACGAAATACGTCACCAGTATCAATCGCTTTGGATGATGCTAATGTTGCGTAAGCCATCATGTTTCCTGATGTAGCCGCGTCAAATACTCCAACGTGTGTTACCGTACCAAAAGCCGCAGTTGCTGTAGCAAATTCTACTGCCGCGTTGTTTGATGTAGTTGCACCCGATGTTGCAAAGTTAACAGGTCTCCTAGCATATGCTGTATTTGAAGTAGATACCTCAGTACCACCACCAGTCTCGCCCGGTGCGGCTGTAAACAATGCTAAGTAATGCTGAGAAGGAGCTGTGTAAGCCGCTCCAGCAAATACGTGGTCTAAAATTTCCGTTTCTAAAAAGTTTGTAAAACTCATACTAATCCCCTCACTTTAAGTGTTAATCCTGAGCCACTAAACATAGCATCCTCAGAGGTTTGGTTTAATCGCTGAACAGCCGCAGAGTATAACTGCGCCCATACTGCTAGTCGTGCATCTTCCGCTAGATACGGTGCTGAATGTAATAACGCTCCATAGAGGTATACATCAGGCGCTTCTAGTAAGAGCCAGTTATCTGTGTTGGTTATTAACGAAGGTATCTTCTGATAATAAAGCAACTCAAAATTAGTTGTTGCATCCGGCGTTGGAAACAATTGAAACTGTCCATTCGCATGCGTGTACATTCTTGGTGTTCCGGCGGCATTCTCTTGTGCGGCACGTTTGTCTGCCATTGCATCTCTAGAGACTAGATTAACAACTGAAGTGCCTGTGCCTGTTAAGTGTAATCTAATTGTTTCTACCCAGTCTGCTGGTATCTGCATGTATTCATCTGCTGGGTCTTGTTGTCCTGAAGAGCGTGCTTCCATTCTCCAATGTCTTACATCTCTATTAATCTGAGCTTCTGCTAATGCAACAAAGTCAGGTATCACAGACGTTAGGTCATCTCTGTTTAAGAAGTCAGCTAAAGAAGCTTTAAGTCCTGTGTAATTAGTTAGAGCCATTTTAGTAAGCGCCTCCTCTTCTCGTGTAATCTAAGGCTTCATCTTGCACAGCATATCCACCTAGCTTATCAGTCATGCCTAATGCAAATGTTCTCTTTTGTTCAGGTGTCATACCACGCATAATTTCTTCTACATTTGCTTTTTGTGCATCAGTTAATCTAGCAAAGTTTGCATTAAAGTCTTGTCTACTAACATCCATGTTGGCTTCACCAGTACCAGCAAAACTATCCTTTAAGAAATTTGTTTCTGCCGCCGCTCCAATAGCTTTACCTATACCAAGATTATAAGTGTTAGGCAACAGTTGACCATCAGCAGTAATACCTTGTATGTCTCTCATTCTTTGTATAGCTTCAGGAGTTAAAGGTGCATCACCAGTAAAAGTGTAACCTTGTGTCTGACCATCTACGTCAAACTCATAGTCTCTAGTATCCATGTAGTTGGTTTGAGGTATAACACTATCAGTAACTTCCTCAGAAGTTGTCTTTATACCTTCTGCTTCCATAATTTTCTTTAAGAAATCACGTTCTGCTGGATTATCAATTTCTGCTTTTCCACCTATGCCTAGTTTTTTAATGAAACCATCCATGACACCAGTTGAATAAGGATTATCTTCATCTTCACTACTACCATATTTTGAAAGCATGTTCATTAAACCTTTAATATCTAGTTCACTTGCCATGATGTCTCCTGTCTAATTAAGCGTAAGTATATCATCTCTTTTATATGTTATCAATTAATCTAGTAATCCTCTTTTTTCTAAGTTCATTAACCTTTCATGTGTCAGTAAACCAATAGGAGGACTTTGCATTGTCAACTTTCTCATATCAGCATCAGTCATGTTAGCGGCTGTCATAGGAGAACCATCTGCTTTTGTATTGTCTACTAAATCTAAGATACTAAGCTCACGTTGTTTAGGAGTTAGTATTCCAGCACCTCTACCTCTTACAGTTTCACCGTAAGAATCATGACTTCTTTTACCAACAACGCCATCTTTCATATTCATAACACCAACAGATTGCAATGTACTTTGTGCCTTATTATATTGTTTAGGGTCTGTATTTGCTAGTCTTGCTGTAGGATATGATAAGACTCCATTAGCATCTCCTTTAACTAACTTACCACTTGTATCTCTAAAGTTTACATCAATAATACGTGCTATCTCTTTGCGCTCACTACCTGTAGTTCCTTTTAATGGGTTATCAGATTTAGAACCTTTCCATTCCTTGTTGATTTGACGTATATAAAACTGACCTTTTGAATTTTTAACACTCTCTTTTGATGTAGTTTTTATAAGGTCATCTAATACTTTAAGTTGTTTTGCGTCTAATCCGTTTATAGCAGAGTTAAGCATTGTTTTGGTAACTTGATGTGTGAAGTCCATACCAGTTGGTGACAAACTAAAAGGCATTAAAAATGGGTCTTTCTTGTATAACTGTCTAGCTTCTCCAGCAGATTTCATTATCTTGTTTACTGCATCAGGTGCTGACGCCCACAAATACTCTCTGTCAACGTTCTCTTCAATAAACATGAAATCACTACCAGCTTCTCTCTTTACACCTTTGCCATTTGCATCAAGAATACTATGTCCGTTTACACTAGTCATGATGTCACCACCGGCTGTATTGTCAACCATAGTTCCTACGATTGGATAGCCTTCTAAATCTCTTATGTCTATTTCAGGAGTATATATTAAACTGTTATTCATAGTTTCAATCTGAACATCCATGAGTCCTTGATTGATTTTGTCTTTGTCTGATTTCCTAGTAGCAAACCGGTCATCTATAGTCTCACCAAGTGTAGAGCCAATACTTATTCTGTCACCTGTGTTTTTAGTTATGTCTATGTCTTGTCTCTTCAATACTTTAGTAATGTCAGAATTGTATAAGACATAGTTAGAGGCTCTTGGGTCAGGTTTGCCAGCATACTTAGCGGCAGAGTTACCAAGCTCATCTAAGAATTTCATACCCGGTACGCCATTGTCATTTAGATAAGCAGACGCCGCTCTTTCAGCACCAGCACCACCTACTTCATCAGCAAATTGTTCTGTTAATGATTCATAAAAGTCTTTACCAGTTGATGTGTCACTCATGTTATTCTTACGCATTAAGTCTTGCACTATGTCAGGTTGTCCAGTTAAAGGCAACTCTCTACGAATCATAGACGCTACAGCTTTGTCACTTAAATCTATTTCATACAGTTGGTTTAAAGCACCATCAAACTCAAGCTCTACATCAACTAAAATTGCATTAGCTTCTGCCATACCATCAATGTCACCTTTCAAGTCTTTCATTAATTCTTTTCTAATAGTATCAGGATAAACACCATACGATAAGTCATCCCATATTCTAGTTTCTATTGGACTGTTGCTTTTCATTTCAGACATTAGTTTTGCATTTGTCATCATGTCATTGTCATGTCTTGCAAATCTTTTACCTGTGTCTTTGTTCTCTGCAACATATAACCCATGACCTTGAACCTTAGTACCTGAGTTACTACCAACCTTGTCCATGTCTAATTTAGTATATCTAGCACCTGTGTTTGTGCCTTGGTAAGTAATGACTGGTATCTTGCTTTCACCTAACTTAGCCAAGCCGGGATTAAGATTTGATTTCAACACACCTGACATAATTGAATCCATAGGGTCTTCACCTATAAGTGAGACTAATGTGTTTCTTAATGCTGGTTTAACTGCTGGGTTCTTTGCAAGTTGAGCTAACTTAACTGCACTCATTCCACCACCAGCCAAGATTGACAATACTATATCAGGGTTATTAGCAACTGCATTTGTAAAGCTATCAAAGTCTTCAAACGTGTCTTTAATCATGCCACCAAATGCATCAGCTACTGCACGTTGTTCTTCACCAATTGTTTCTGCTCCGAATGCGTTAAGCACACCACCGGTTGTTAAATCAATTGCACCCTTTATCATATGTTCAGGTGTAGAAATTACGTTTGCAGTTTCATCCATCACACCAGCCAATGCTGTTGGCATTCTTTCAATGAATCGCTTTACTTTGTTTGGGTCAGTAGATGGTTCTTTATATCTCCAGTCATGTCTACCGTATGGGTCATTGCGTCTAGCTGTCTCTAAGTCTGCTCTAGATTTATCATACTCCGCTTGTCTTTCAGGATTAACAGTAGTAGCAAATTCTAATATTCCACCAGCAAAGTTTGATATGCCATCCCATCCAGCAGATAACGTTTCACTTACACCATCTGTAAACTCGTCTAACAGTCCAGCCACTACATAATTCCTTGTTGCATCGGATTAGACTCTTGCATTAGTTGCATTATCATTTGATTAAACTGCTCCATCTGACCAGTAGCTTCTGCTTGTTGTCTCATCTGTTCTATTCGCACTAACATCTCTTGCGGTAGATTACTTAAAAAGACTCTGACTTCCGGACTGTCTGTTACATTAACTAAAGCTTCCGGTGGTGTATCCATCATTTCTTGTTCTGTGAATTGCATTAATCCTTCAATCGACATCGTTCACCTTCCCTACTAATTGTATTGTTGTTGGTTTCATTGTCTCGTCTGAGCTAGTGTGGTCTATCTGTGTCTTCTCTCCATACTTCTGCGGCACTAACTTAGAGGCTACCCATTTACGTGCGTCTATCTGCAACCTAGCGACTTGGAAGTTCTGATTGTCTGCTTCATCTGCAATAGATAAAATTTGGTCAGCATGAAACTCACTTGAAATACTCTTTGCGCGCGTGTATCTGTCGGATAATCCATCTATCTTATACATCCAACGATACCAAGTATCAGCATTTGGAGTCCAATCTTCCTCTCTACACAAACTGATTACACTTCTACCTGAAGCTATCTCTTCTAACATTTTATCTTCAAGCTTCTCAGAATATATTGTGGGTCTACCCATTTAGATACCTCTGTTCTTTGCAGTCTTTGCCGCTTGTCTGAAGTTCATAGCAGATGGTCTACCAGTAGCTCCTTGCTTTTTCATCTTCTCACCACTACCAGCTTTGATTCGTTTTCTCTTCTTATGTATATTATCATACAATCCAGTCTTAGCCATTTAATCTCTCCGCATCATTCAATAAGTTTGACCATACTATTTTGTCAATGTGATGGTCTATAGCTTCTGTTGAATCACCTGTGACTACAGAACAATACTCAAGCAATGCAATATACCTATGAGGTAATCTGTCTAACTCAATTTCAATCTCATTATCCAACTAACTCTCTCCAATCATCAGGAAGGTTAAGTCTAATGCTCAAGTCATTTCCAACCCAAGCAATGATGTCATCTAAATAGACAGCCATCTCTTTTGTATTTAATTCTGTGGTCGATTTTAACACCACTATTGGTTTGTTGACAACTTCCTCTACTGTTATTTCTAAAAATTCTTTTCTAAAAAAATCATGGATTGCATTCTTTGAGTTGCCTGTCTCTACTCTTACTTGCTCAATGATTGCCCAGTACATATCGTTTTGTCTACCGCTTCTTGTCTTTCTGTGTGCCTTAATACTTATGACAGCTTCATCTCCGCTAGTGTTCTTAAAAAAAGTTCTAGTCATGCTCTCTACTATATCAGCTTTAGGTTTATCTCTTTTAAGTATTCTAGTTAGTGTCTCACTCATACGGTGACCTAGGAGCAGTAGGTGAAAATTGTTGTGTGTAATATTCATTAACCAATAAAGACCTGACTAACTGTCTCTTGGTTCTACTAATAGCAAACTGAGCCATCTCTTTAATAAAATGCGGCTTATAGTACTCATGGTCTAATGTGTCATATATGTGGTGGCAAGCATGACATCCATAGAAACCTATGTCGTTACCATCGTTGTCTTTAGCTTTCACTCCAACACCTGAAACATTTTCATGGCAGAATACTACGTTCTCATTGTTAACACCTGAGTCACAGACATCAGAACGAAAGGTGCATGCTTTTCCTTTAGCACTACGAGTTATTTCTGTTTGTTTCATAAATAATTAAAATTTATATTAACTCTTCTGTTTTCATTTGATGTTGTTGTACTGTGATGTGGTTTACTTGCATCAAACAATAACAATCTATTTGCAACACTTTTAATTTTAGTTCCATCTTCTAATACAGTTAGACCATCATTAGAATTAATATAAAACAAAGCGCCTTTGTGTTTGTATGAATAGTCAATGTGCATTTTATGATGTATTATGTTAGGAGTTTTTGGATACATATTAAATTTAATTCTTATAATAGTTTTTGATTCAAGAAGTCTAATTATTGGTTGTAACATTCTCCAAATATCTTGTGAACTTAGAATAATATTGTCGTCATAACTTCTATGAGTCATATAAAAATTCCAATGTTTTTGCTCATCAGTTAAAGGCTTAGCTATTAAATCTTTATTTTTTTTTGAAGCAGACCAACCTTCGTTAGTGTTTAATTCAGGTGAGTACGCTACAAATTGTTGAAAAAACCAAGGAAAAGCATCGCCCATAATATAATTTTTTAGTTCTTCAAAAACATGATTTGGTAACGCATTATCTACAATTTCATAATTACTTTCTTTCATTAATGACCTATCCCCCAATCTATAAATTTCTCAATGACATCTGCCACACAATATACCACAGCACACTCAGCGCCATTTAATGTTAGTCTGTCCATCATTTCTGTCTGATTTTTACTTACTCTACCTTTTGGTATCAAACCATTCTTAGGTCTTTTAACTTCTAAAAAATAACTCATACCTTCCCATACAAAACATAAGTCCGGCACGCCACTCTTGACACCTTCAGCTCTAAATTTTGCCGCCTCTATTTTTCCACGCTTACCGCCATTAGGAATAGCAAAGTAACACACACGTCTAATGTCTAAATACTCACAGATAGCTTTCTGAACTAAATGCTCATCATTTTTCATTAGATTTTTTTTCTTTAACTTTATCAATAATCATAGTAAATTTAAGCTGGTCACACAATGCAATGATTTGGTCTTCAAGGTCACCTTTTAATTTCTTATCATCTATCTTACAGAGTAATGACATTAAAGAATGAATAGTCTCAGCTACCTCATCTTTCGACATTACGTTGCAGATTTTCTGTGCATCCTAAATAATTAGCCACTCCATAAATTGCCCAATGTAGCTGTTGTTTGTTTGCGGCAATACGATGAGTTAAACCTGACAGAGAACATCCAAGTAAAACAGCACATTCTTTCTGTGTGATACCTAATCTTTTAATTTCTGCTGGAATTGAATTGTAATAGATTGCTTTCTTCATAAGAATAGTATATTGAAAAAGATTTAATTATATCATCTTAGATAACTATGTTTAGTTTGTTTAACTTTTAGTTTCGCTTTCAGCGACTTACTTATGTAAGGCAGAGGGATAAATCCCTTTTTTTTTAAAGCTCTTAACTTATCGGGTAATTCCTGAACTGGGAGTTTCGGAGCGAAAGAAATCCCTAGAGTAGCCTAAACTAAACTAGAGATTTGTCATCGGTATAAGTCCTTCACAGTATTATCCGTATGCCTGAAACCATTACAACTAATCAGGTCAGAGTCATCGCTACCTTGTAATAGGTACTCAGCCTTCTGCACTCTGCGCTTAGATTTCTTAGCCTCCGAGGTGGTTACCAACATAAAGGTTCTTATCTAAACATCAATCAACAGCTATGGAATACGATTGCTGAATCTCTTTTTTTGTAAGTGGTGTGAGCGAAGCATAAGCTAGACATATCACCTCTCGTATCCTGATACTTGCCAAGACGTTGTGAGATGGTATAATCTGTCACAGAACGGTGGGCAAACACCAGTTTTAATGAACCCTCTGAGACGTCAACCACCTCAGGGGGTTCGTGCTTTCCGGGTTGTAAGCTTACCCAAAAAACACAAAACCAAGTCTCAAATCATACCCGTAGATTAAATCTAGGTCAAACTATTTTAATTTATTTGTTCTGTTTAATTAAATAAAGCTTGACTTATGTATCAGAACTGATATAATGCTCTCAACAACAACATAACTTTAACCCAAAATAGGAGATACAAATGGAAAAATTACTTCAAATTATTGATAACGAAACTAACCAACCTTGGTCTATAAAAATAATTGCTAAGGGTGATGCTTGGGGTCGTGACGATTGTTTAACTCACGATGATGACGAGCTTATGGTAGAGTTTTATGATGGTCGTTACATAGAAAACTTTGACCCGGAAGGTCAATTTGTTTCTCGCTACAATCTTTCTACTATTGCTGTAGACAAAAATCAAGGTATCAACTTACATGGCGGTGTAGATTCATGGTCAATTAATGCAGATGCTATGGATATTGTCAGAAAATGGCTAAGAGGTGAAGCGTTCACTTACTATGCAATTGAGCAATTCGCTTATTAATTTAACCGGGGAGGGCAACCTCCCCACCAACTAGGAGATGTATGAATACAAATATTAAAATTACTTTAACAGATACTCAGCGCGACCACATCAAAAACCTACTCGATGGTAAGACATCTACAAGGTTAGCCACTAGACAAGACGTAAGTGGTTTGGTTGAAATGTTTATTGAGCAACTAATAGATAGCAACATGACTGAGCCTAAGCAGATTGTCCAAGAAGCTGTAGAAAAAGTTAGCGGCTACAAGTTCTATGCTGGCGGTCAAGAAGTTAGCTATGACAAGTGGATAGACATTCCATGCGATGACTGCGGATGCATGGTTTCAGTTGCTGAGAAAGTTGCCCAAGCTTCTGTCTAATTAAATAGTTCTTGACAAACAGTCTAAGAGCTGGCATAATTACCTCGTCATTGAGACACACTTGATGGCGAGACAAACTTTTAACTTATAGGAGATACAATGGAAAATTTAATAACTAACGAATATCAAACAGTTTATGAGCAAAGCTTATTTACAAAAAACGAAATTTATACTAATGATAGATGTGTAGAAAATGAGACACCTGTTGAGACACATAAAGCTATAGTCAATGAAGCTGGCAACCCAATAGCAGTAGTAGGCAAGAACTATAACCTAGTTCAGAATGCTGACATCATGCCTCAGTTCCACGAAGTTATCTTAGCTTCTGATTTAGACAGGACTGACATGACTAAAGACATCCAACAGTCTCACATGGGTGCTAAGACTATTGTTACTTATACTTTCCCAGCTCACAGGATTGAGATTGATACAGGTGACTTTGTTGACCTTAAAATTATGGTTCTTAACTCTTACGATGGTTCGTGGAAGTTTATGTCTATGGTAGGAGCTGTTAGACTGGCTTGTATGAACGGTCAAGTGATTGCAGATGCATTCTCTGAGTATAGTGCTAAACACACAAGGAGCTTAGACATTGATGTTGCTGTAGCTAAACTTGAAACAGCTCTTATTGTTTATACAAAAAATACTGAGCTTTGGAAAAAATACCCACAGTCTCCAGTAACTAATGCACAAGCTACTGCAATCTTTCAAAAAGTTGCTGGTAAAAGTGATAGACTTGAGCTACTACTTGAAGAGACTTACTTGAAGTATGTTAATGAAATGGGTAAAAATCTTTGGGCAGTTTTTAATACTTTGACTGACTGGTCTAGTCATGCAAAATTTAAGAATGAAGCTAACAAAGTTGCTACAATATACAATCGTGAAGCTAAGGTAAGAAAAGCTATTCCTATGCTTAATGAGTTGCTTCTAGTAGCTTAACAACTCCAATAAACGTAAGTAACGTTTCCCCCCGGCTTTATTCACCGGGGGTTTTTTTTGTCTAAATTATTTTCATTAATTA